GAACGCTCGGATCGTCTTCATCGCGTGGTTCCTCCTTTTTGACGGGTTCCGGCTTCGGGAGGTTCACCATCCCGGCAAGCGCGGTGTAACCGGCGTCATCGACGAAGTTCTCTCGATTCGGCTCCGTCGAGTAGACGAATCGTGCCTTTTTTAGTATTGACATCATCTCCAAGACATCGGTTGCGTCGATAATCAGCCGCGTCGATTGGTTTTTATGCCTCGCATAATTCGAGTGGCGGAGGTAAATCTCCCACATCTGCGCCACCATCGAATACGAGTTGTCCACGTCGCCGTGAATGTCTCGTCCCCCTCCCACTTGCTTCGACGCCTCCCCTAGAATGTCAGTTGCTGCGCTGTTTCCCATCTAACCACTCCTTGATAGTCTGAGCATAGTTCATATTGTCCGGCTGCCTCAATGCTTTTGTTATGTAAGCTTCATCGTCCCAATCTGCCACGTACATTATTTTATTGCGCCATCCCACTAATATCGGAACAGCGAATCCGTGCGCCTGAATAATCCGCACCCCCTCTACGTATTGTCGTTCGGACGGAGCGAATTTCAGACCGTCCGTCACCTTGCCCTCCACAAATAGGACCGGGAATCCTGTCGGCACGATAATAATGTCGAGAATCCCGACCCCGTAACTATCCTCAATTCGGCGAGCATACCAACCCATAGCTTTGCATTGCTTTACAAGCTCGGTCTTGAGGTCGGATTCTTCAGTGTTGATGCTCATGCGGTGTTGGGTCCCCGTCAATCACTTCGAGCATGTGAATCAGCGCAACTCGACTGTACACCGCCGAAGCTAATGTTCTATCATCTTCGTCGACGAGGATGACGTGGAGATGCTCACACGTATCGCACTTATAATACCGTGTGGAATCGGCCTTGGGTGCATCGTTCGGGTTGTCGAATACCGTTCTCATATGAATTTATTCTTTCTGCACCACCAAGTCGGTGCGCTGAACAGAGTGTTACCATCTGGATCAACGTCACGCACTATATTGCCTATAGACTTAGGCAACCACGCCTGATTATTAGACATTGTGTCGATGACCAGCCAAGCTTTGGCCGTGGAGAACTCTACCTTGCACTCGATCTCTTGCATCTCGTCGCCTGTTGACTGCGCCATCTCAATCTCCATTTTAACACGCCGTGCACCCGCTGTCAATCCCTCTTTATCCGTAGCTGGCTTCAGCCCAATTAGAGCCGGTGCCGACTTCGTAAGGGATTGGGATCCCAAGGTTGAACTCATCCGGGACTGATTCGCACACCTTCACCAATTCGGCAGTGTCGAATCCAATCTCTCGTTGCCAGATCAACGAATCATGGATTGTCATTAGGAGCTGAACTTGCGGATGCGCTTCCTCGTATTCACAGGCGCGCAGCAGAGTGGTCTTCATTAGGTCGCCGCCGGAATTCTGTATGATTCGGCTCACCGCTCTGTAAGCATACGCATTGTCGTCGAGGCGGGCTTTTCTGCCTGTAATTGACCTGACATAGCCGCTCGATAAGAATATGCCCGTCGCGGCCTTCTGGAATTTCTTGATTGCAGGGAACTGTACGGTTAACCAAGCGCGATGGTATTCAAGCGCCCGTTGATAATCCCAACCCATGTGACCCGATAACGCTTTGGCTGACATGCCCGTTAGGATTCCCATAGCCATTCGTTTGGCTACATCTCGGTGTAATCCGAGACCCTCGGAAGTAATATCATGGATGTCCATAGTTCCGGAGCGGTATCCCTGAAGTAGTCGCTCATCACCTGAGAAATATGCGAACAATCTAGGCTCTTGTTGCTTGGCGTCACCTTCTTGAATTTCGTAACCGTCATCAGCAATAATGAGTCTTCTGACAACTTTCCCGACTTCTTGATTTCGTTTTGGAAACGCCTGAAGATTCGGTTCAGAACAGCTAAATCTCGCGCCGATTGCACCGTAGTCGTCAGATTTAGATTGATTGAGAACAGGATGGACTCTTCCGTTGACATTATGCGTCTCCACAAGTGGTGTGACGAACGAATCGCGGGCCTTTTTCATCTGACGGATGGCAATGATGCGCTCGCCTATCTCATTCGTCTTGAGCCACCCTTCGGTGAATGATACTGCGCCGGAATCGGTGTGCGAGAACTGCGAATCGTCGTATCCCTCACGACGGTAAAGACTTTCAACGTCTTTAGGCGAGTTGGTGTTGAAACCATATGGAAAGGTCGATTGAATCGCGGCAATTTTTGCCTCGATGATTCCACCTGGTCCTCTGAGTTCTTGTCCATATTCACCATCCACCTTCATTCCGCGCCGATGCAACCGCGCCACTCGATGAATCAGTTGGCATTCTAGCTTCCATGGGACCCGCAACTCATGTTCATCGAGCAATTTCTGCTGAGCCTGCCAGAGTTCTAGAGTAGATATGCCATCGCCCGTAGAATAATCAACAACAGCTGGATTATCGCCAGCCATGCGGTGAAAGTTAGCCATTGTCTTCCGGTCTGGCATACCACCAAACTTTTCCGCAATAGACCGATAGAGAATATCCCCGAGCTTAGGAGTAACATTATGACGAGCACTACAGTCGTCAAGTCCGTAGCCTTTTGTAATGTCACTTATCAGTGCCTCATTAATCATCGTGTCTTCCAGGGGGAATTCTGGGAAGATATTGTGGCGACCAGCAGCCCTTAGATCAAACCCTGCGTTATGCATCACCGTTCGGTGACCTTTCCGTGCTCTGTCCTTGAAGCTCAGCGCTAGAACGCGCTCGAACTCCTCTACTTGCAGAATGTTACCGCCCCCTTGATGTCGCACTGGAACGTATATGCTCGCTTCTGAGTCAGTGAATACCCAACCGCAGACATGATCTTGAACTCTCAATCCGCTGGTTTCAGTATCAAAGGCTATCACCTTCGAGTATTGAACCATCTGAATTGCTCTCGCTGGGTCTATCCCCTGAATCATAATGTCTAATCCTGTGGCAATTGGCACAAACTACGTCACATTGCTTAACGTACTCGCGCCATTTTGTTGTGTTGCCCGTTTGAACCCAAGTGGCTATCTTTACCGGCTTGCCGCTAGGCAATCTATGCTTATTCCTTGGATCACGGTGATGGAAATCGAGAACACGATGGTCGCTAATTCCGCAATCCATACAACTCAGCGTTCGTTTATACTCAATGAATTCGCGCATCCAACGCTTACGGGCTGCCTTTATATCCACTATTGGCATGTGCCCCTCCGAGAAGCGGGCGGGGTTGGAGAACCACCACACAACCCCGCCCTATCTAACACCTGCCGCGATTTAGGTGCTAGAATTTTGTGTTCTCGTCGCGGTGAACCGAGGCTCTCCCGCCCCCATTCGGCGTATCTTCAACTCGCTCGTCGTTGGCGCGGAACGCCATATCTTTATATTGCATGAACAGCGATCGGGCAATTTCCCCATCGCTCTCCTCCGCGTAACCCAGGCCCTTATACTGATAGTTGAAATAGGTGGTGTTTTCTGGGCCTTTGTCCAGAACCACTCCGATCGAATATAGCTGATAGAAGTGGTCCACCGGCTTGGCATCGATCATTGAGAACAGCTTTTGGGCTGCCTTCACTGATCCCCGCGAATTGAGGATAATGGACGCGCCCAAATCCATTCGCTCCGGGAACATCCATAGGACCTCGTACGTAAGCGTTGCTGCAGGAGTGCTTTGCGGGTCATCGTCGCGGCTGGTTCCAAACTGATCCAGCCTTGATTCAGCCACGGTCGGCTTTAAACGCCAAGTGTAGGTTCTCGGATTCTTGGGGAACTTCACCTGGAATTCACCCTCTGGCGGGTCCCATTTGATGCCGTCGCGCGAACGCGCCAGGATTTGGCGCTCGTCTCCCCTTGGTGCCCACAGAACGTAAGTCTTGCGAGCGATCAACGGTATTCCGATTATCTCCTTGCCAAGAGATTCGTTGAGGCTAGTGTGCCAAAACTCCCCCGCCTTGGCGTTTTCGAAATCGGTTGGCTCCGAATTTACGGAGGACAGAAGCTTGATGCGCGGGATAACCATGTCCGAGCGGTCAATATTGCCAATCCGCTCAGTTCTAGCGCGATCCTGCAGATAAGTTGGGAGCGCGTTATTTCGTGGTGCCAATTCCTGTGCCATTTTACACCTTTGTGATGCTTGTGTACGGGGTAAGTTTTGTGGAGAATAGATCGGTCGGGAGTTCCCGACCGTGAGTTTCGACCTCATTCTTAGCAAATGAAGCGAGCGTTTGAGCATTTACTGTTTGGATGATAATGCCGCCGTTCCCGCTCTCCCGAAGCCACTCGAGGCCTTCTGGCTTCTTACCATCAACGATCGAGCAGCCCCACTTGTACGCAACTGTTACGCGTCCAATGTCCATTACATTGACCGTCTTGATACTATTTCGCTTGAACGCATCTGGCACATCGAAATGCGACATATGATCTTCTAGATCTTCTATCAACTTACGTGCTTTTTTGATGGTTTCATTGACTTCGCGGAGTTCCGCGAAGTGTCGAATGAGCGGGATCAACTCCCCGCTGCCGACCATTTCGTTGGTGTCTTGGAAGACCCGTTTCGACGCTTCATCCAGTGCCAATACTGCTTGCGATAAGACTAGTTGCGTTACTGTTTGCATGTTGTACCTCGTATCGAGCACTCTTCGCGCCCGTACGATCAGTCTAGCACGCCGTGAGCTTGGTGTCAAGTCCCCCTTCTACATTTAGAATAGTGAGGCCGAATCACGGGGGGCTGTGATTCGGCCTCCGTCGCGAAAAGTGCGGTAGTCGCGACGTTCGGTTAGCTCAAGTTTAGATCGGGCCTAGGTTTACGACGCAGGCCGAACATACTGAGCATTCCGAACCCTGTTGCCATCATCAACCAAGTTGACGCCTCGGGAACCGCCTCCATGGCCACCGAATTACCGATAAACTTCGCCCCCGGTGCGAGCGTGAACACCATGGCTTCCGTCATCGAAAACGGCGTGCCGTGCATGAACGGGTTGTCGCCCTCGAACGAAAACGCAAGCGGGCCGGAACCCGCGCTGTCATTGTTGGTGACGATCAAGTGTCCTGGCGTGTCGGTTGAAGTTAGAGCGCCATCGACATTCGTCCCATCAACGAAGAACGCGAACTTCGCCTGTGACGTGCCGACGCCATTCCAAGTCCCGGAGACTGCCGTCATAATGCAGTTCTCTTCGCCGGGATAGTCGTTGTCACTAACCGCCATGAACAAAGTTTTGACGGAACTCGACGTATTGGTAATCAACAGATTCGACATATTCAACGCGTTGTTGTCTGGACTCGGCAGCTTGCTACTGTTAGCAAACGTACCAATAACACTCACTCCATCAAGACTCTGTTGACCTATGACGATAGCATTCGGCAACGGGTCAAGATCGCTCACTCCACCATCGGCGGCGACGAATATGCTGCCATCGACGGACATTGCGAGACGCAGCTGCGCGGATACTGGATTCGCTCCGATCGCAGCTAGAATCGTCGCGCCTAATAGTATGCTCTTCATTTGACTAGCTCCTGATTGACTGCCTATTTTAACACGGCGGCAGCGTCCTGTCAAGTCCCATTTCTAGTGTAACGGAACCCCGCATCACTGCGGGAACCTAACACGGGGTTCCGACTCAAGCGGCGAGGCAGGGCCGCTCGAATTTAGCGCCGAGAACTCTTCGGCTGTGCTTCTGGGGGTTCAGTCGTTGGCGGCAAACCTTGATCCGGCGCTGGCGGCTCAATTTGGATCACGACGTAACGATAACCGACGCCCTGAATCCATACCAACGCCAACGCCTTCCCAGTAACATTTGATCCAGGAGGAAGCGGCGGCCAGACTGTTCCCGGAGGCGGATCAACCGGAGGATTTGGCTCACCGGGGATCGGAGGCGCAATCGGATGCGTGGGTTCGATCGGCCACACTGGAAGCTGACCCGCGTGATCGCTTCCAACGCCGTAACCTGGATCAACAGGACGACCGGGGCGAACAGGCCCGGTGCTTGGATGTTCGCCGCCCCAGCCTCCGCCTGGACGCCAATCGCCTCCGGAACCTGGAGGACGATTACCTACGTGAGGGGGTCGACCAGGAAGACCCTGATCTGGATGGCCGGGGAAGCCTCCCTCGCCTTCATCGACGCCCCAACCGGGGTCAACGGGACCCCCGCCGCCGAATCCCGGTCGTTCAACCGGAGTGATATACGCAAAATAACCTTGTCTGGGCATTTCTTCTCTCCTAGAACACCGCCGAATGGCGGATTACTTACGGCGACCCTTTTCAGGGTACTTGCCGCCATGTTTCTTTTCAGTCGCCTGTTCACTCAGCATGATGGCGACCGCCTGTTTCTGACTCTTCACCACCGGTCCTTTTTTCGATCCGGAGTGGAGCTTTCCTTTACCCCACTTATGCATTACTTCGGATGAGGGCATTGGGTTCTCCTATGTAACGGCGATCGCATTTGAGATGACAGGCGCGCTTGATCCAGCCGCGTTGATAGCTACAACTGACACGGTTACGTTGGTGCCCGAATCAGCGGCGACTAAGGTGTAACTCGCAGCAGTTGCGCCGGGAATGTTGGTCGCGCCCCGTCTCCATTGGCGCGTATAGGAAGCGGGGGAATATTGCCACGTTCCCGTAGTCGAAGATAAAACGTTACCAACCGTGCCGGTTCCCGAGACAACCGGCGCGGCAGTGTTTACTGGCACCAGTGCCTTGGATAACTCGCCGGAGATCGCATTCGCCATCGCTACGTTGGATAGATTACCAGCTTTGCCAGCGTTTACATGTCTTAAAACATGGTTAGTGAAGTCCGAATTCGCCCTATGCCCTGGTCGCAGCCCTGTTATAGCATTTATCATTGTAGTGTCACGCGTACTTGTATCGGGAGTAAGTGCGGCGACGATCGCGTTTAATTCGGCGGCGCGATTGGCATACCACTTATGATGCATCACCGCTTGCACGGTGCGGTTGGTGAACGTAACCACATTCATTGACATATCACTCTCCGTCCTTGGAAAGAGTGGGGGCTTACGCCCCCAAGTTTTACGCACGAGGCAACGAACCGTCCGGATTACGAACCGGCGCTTTTTGCGGGGTCTCCGCGATTGGGTGCGTGATTCCTGGCACCCGCTTTTGCGAACCACCCTCAATGGGCGTGTTGAGAACGTCACCACCCGCGATGTAATTCTTAACGATTATGGGCTGCTCTTCGATCGGGCGCTGATCTTGCAAACGCTTCCATTCCTCGACGCCGATCGTCTCAATTTCTCGAGAACGCGCCATCTGTTCATTGATGGGCGGGTCCTCGCCTTCCAGGCGACTGATGCGTTCAGCTCTTAGCTTCTCACGTTCGGCCTGATCGACGTTGTAGCCGTGGTCTGGCTCCATCGCCTTCTCCACTGGATGGGAAGTAGAAGGGAGCGGCGGTGCCGTTGGCCGTGATTGGGGTTGTGATGTAGTTGCCATTACTCTGGGTCCTCGCTTGCGTTTTCCTCGGCCTCGTCGGCTTCGGCTTCTACATTGTCCTTAGCGTCCTCTAACGCATCGGCAATGTCCTGATAGCTGATGCCTCCCTTATGGATCTCAATAAGAGAGTCCAGCGCATCCTTGAATTCTTTTAACTTGTTGGCCACGTTTGCCTCCAGAAAATGGGGGAGGGACTCTACGCCCTCCCCCACGAGAAAGTTCTACTCCGCTCCCTTAGAACTTTCTCTCGCCCGTCGGCTCGTTCGCAGCTTCCTGCTTAGCCTTTGCCGCAGCAGCGGCTCCAGCCAGAACGGTCTTCGGGAGTTCGATGTCGACCTCCTCACCTTCTAGGTCCTTTAGTTTGCCGTCCTTGCGAACTAGCGTCGCCAGCATATTGCGAAGGGTCATCCGCGCTCGCCCCTGGGAACCCAGGCGCTTAGCCTCAACTTGGCCCTCGTACATCGCAACCTTGTCCTCCGGCAGACCGTTCTCGCGGCACAGCGTGAAGAACTTGCCATAGTCGAAGCCATCCTTGCCACGGCAGACTTCGTTGATGAACTTCGCGAGGTCGTCGCTGCCACCATCCTTGTATTTACCGGCGTACTTGGCCGGGACGATCGACTTCTTGGTCTTTTCCTGACCGTTGCCAGCATTGGTATCACTCATCGACGCAACTCCTTTGTTAAACGAGGCAACCGTGCCTCAGCGTCGCCACCATCCTACCACAGCGTCGAGTTGCTGTCAAGTCCCCCTTCTACCTTAGAACTTGCTCCCGAATCGCGAAGATCCTCTAGCCTTCATCACTTTGCCGCCATTATTCGTGTTAGGGCCGAAATCGCCAGGGCCGAATGTCAGCTGACTGTTCATAGGAACTCCGATTGCCTCGCCAAATCTGGCCGTTAATTCGCCGACGTGCCACTTGAACCTGCGCTGATTCCCTCTATCTGTCTTTACCTGCTCTAAGAAATCCAGCTGATCAAACAGCTGCAGCACAAATGCTGGCTTAGTATTCTCGCTGGATTTCTTAATAAACTCCCCGACAGCCTCAATGAACTGGCGGTCAGTGAATGGCGTGGATATGTCCAAATCCTCGAGCAACCAGCCACTCTCAATGATAAGCTTAGCAATTCGATTGGGAGCGCTCAGATTGTGGCGCACAATGTCCTCGTCGTGAGAGGATGACCACTTGATGTCTTCAATCTGATGGCGATCCACCTTCATCTGTGAAAACATCTGCATGTAATGCTCAACCACATCGACGCGCTTGAGGAATTGCGCGAACTCATCGAAGAATGGCTTGTGAGTTAGCGTCCATTCGTTGAATTGCAGCTGCGTTAGTTTCATGAAATTCGGCGTGTAAGCTTTGGTATAGAACAGGGCGCGGTCAACTGCGTCGGCCTGTCCAATTCGCACATCAGCATTGTTGGACGCGAACATCAGGCGGGCGAATATGTTGTAATCCCGCGAATCGACCCCCTTCAATTCGCCGTGTTGTTTCATGTTCCGGATCAGCAGCTTAATCTCCTCAACAGCGCTGCCGCTCTTCATGCGAACTTCATCAGCGAATACAAACATTTTGCCCAGGAACGGTGAGACGCTAAATTTCTCGCCTATCTGCTTACCGTTCACCATTCCATGGAGGCTGCCGAACAGAGCGTTACAGAACACATTCCCGATAAACGACTTACCGACGCCTTGGCCCCCAACAACTACCCAAGCGATCTGTTGCTTATCGCCGGGGTGTTGAATGATCCAAGCCAACCATTGCTTAATCCATAGAATCTGTTCCTGGCGATTGCAAGTGAGCCAACCCAGAACCCGATCCAGCTTGTCTTCACACTCTTTAAGCAAAGATGAGTTAACTTCCGGGGCAGGCTTGTTGTCCCAGCCCCTCCACGCATTATAGATCAGGCTCGCGTCATCCTCGGCGTATTCGTCGCTCACGAATCCGTGCGATCGCGATAACCGCAGGATCGCGAACGGATCGCTATCTGGATACATGTCTGAACTGCTGACGCGAACTCGCATCTTGCTCATTTCGAATGATTTGAACGCCTCCTTAGGTTTGCCACCTATCATGATTGTGTCAGGCTTGTGGCGACGATATAAATCCTCCGCCGCGTGCTCGTACTTTTCCTTACCGCTCCGATGTCTGTCGCGATCGATGTACTTGCCGTTCTCATCGTTATAAACGTACTGCTCGACCAACTTCATCAGCACGTTGGTGTCGGTGCCAGGAATACATACCGCCCGAAGCGCCTGAACTATCTCCTCACCAAGCCATTCTCGCATTGACGGCCAACCGGGGATTTTTGCATCGGGGTTGCGGCCTAGCTTGCTGCGAGCATCGTGGAACGTACGCTTGCGCATACCAGCTTCTTCAGTGTCGCCCGTCTCCTTACATATCAATTCGATGAGCGACTCAGCAATATCGTCGTGATCAATCGGACAGAACACCTCCTGAGATAGCTGCTCGCTATTGTTCATAGCAAAACTTTCGTCCACGATGCGAGCTAACCATCCGTTGAACTTGATGGCGGTGTTTTGCCGGGTTCCGACGACCCACTCTGGTTTGATGAGGTAGAGAATGGTTCCGAAAGCAATTGCTCTAATAAGGCAATTGAAAGTAATAGTTCTTGGAGATGTTTGAGCAAGCTCCGGGAGAGACTTAGCAACTCTTCCTTGCTCAGTCCACCAGACCGAAAGATCAGTTCCATCTCGATCTCCGTAAAGTGAACCAGGCATAACAGTCTGCTTTGCATCCTCGGATTTGTCGTCGCCAGATCGAACATTTGTGTAGAATTTTCGATCTTTGATTCGGATTGATTTGGGCTCGAATCGTTTAAGGTCATCGAATGACCTCGCTTCCTCTTCCGGCAGTTGCACTAAGAAATGGCGCGGAACTCCGGCGCTAAGGCGTCCGAACGCCAAACGGCAATCAACACCGACGTGCCGCATCGCAGAGTGGATGCATTTATTATATTCCGTGTCATCACCGTCCACGTCAATATCAACCCAACCTTGTTGCAGGTTAAAGCCCACGTTGGAGAAGCGATAAGTTTCATTGTCAATCCAATCCTGCAAGTTAGTGTCTAAATATTTACTTGCTGACCAGTTGTCATTGACTGGTATCTTGCTGGTTGAGCGGAGGTAGACAGCTCCGACCTTGACAATGTCTTTATTAACTTGTGTTGTGATTGTTCGCTGTTGGTTGATTGACACCCACTGTTCGGGCGTCAACGCGACTGGTTGTTCCGGCATTTGGTGTCCTTGGGCCGCCCTTGTAGAGGCGGG